TTTCTATTGAACAAGAACGGTTCAAAGAAAACGTAGTAATCGGCGGTCTGATGTTATGCAAAGCTCCAGCTGAAATGGTCGAAGAGCGCAATGCTTATTATTCNGAGCATACAAACGCGCANATGCGGTCCGTGGAAAACAACCTTATGAGAGAAAGTGATCCTCGTATGCCGATATTTAATGATCGCAAATCAAAGGTTACTTTCGGCAAAGGAACTTAATTTAGGAGCTTATAATGGCTTATCCTACAGTTGACGCCCCGTATGGGCTGAAGCCGGTAAACTTGATTGGAGGTCTACCCTTTGCAGGGGCGACACGACAATTACCTATTGCCAGCAATTACGGCACCAGCATCTTTAACGGTGATGTTGTCGAATTAAACGCTAACGGCAATGTCATCATTACTACTACAGCAGGCCAAGCAGCAAACGCTGTTGTCCCCGGTCTTGTTGGGGTATTTCTTGGTTGTCGATATACAGACCCAACTTTGGGTTATGAGTTGTACAGTCAACACTACCCTGCGAATACAGTAGCAACTGATATTGTCGCGTATATCAGCGATGACCCCCACGCACTTTACAAAGTTGTAAGTGTAACATCTGCTGTCGCAGACAACGCTGCTGGCGGGTTGCTTCCAGCGTTTAAAACACGTGCAGTTGCAGGCCCACCCAAGAACGCAGTACTCGTGTTGAACACAGGTCTACTCTCTACGGGTAATAGCCGTATGGGTTGTTTCGCAAACAGTGTTACTACCTCTCTTCCGTTAACTGTCGTAGATGTAGTTCCTGAAACTGCAAATGCTGCGGGTACGGGCTTCATTGAACTTATCGTTAAGTTCAACGTTGGGTATCATCGCTATAACGGCCAAGTCGGCGTATAAGGGAGAATAACCAATGGCTATTTCACGCGCACAGTTACTTAAAGAACTGCTTCCCGGCCTAAACGCCTTGTTTGGTCTGGAATACGCAAAGTACGGTGAAGAACACACCGAAATCTTTGAAACCGAAACCTCGGACCGTTCGTTCGAGGAAGAACAGAAATTGAGTGGATTTTCTGCTGCACCTGTTAAAGACGAAGGCTCTGCCATCGAATATGACAACGCACAGGAAGCATGGACTGCTCGTTATACACACGAAACAGTGGCAATGGGTTTCTCAATCACTGAGGAAGCTATTGAGGATAACTTGTATGATTCTCTATCATCTCGTTATACTAAAGCACTGGCTCGTGCTATGGCGTACACCAAGCAGGTTAAAGCTGCCAATATCCTGAATACTGGATTTGCTGGCCCGACCTACGGTGATGGTCAGACACTCATGTCTACTGCGCACCCACTAATCTCTGGTGGTGTAAACTCAAACCGTCCTGCGGTTGCAGCTGATCTTAATGAAACTTCCTTGGAAGCGGCTATTATTCAGATTGCAGCTTGGACTGATGAGCGCGGTCTGTTGATTGCAGCACAACCTAAGAAACTCGTAATTCCACCAGCACTGCAATTCGTTGCAACACGTCTGATGGAGACCGAGGGTCGTGTAGGTACTGCAGACAACGACATCAACGCGCTACGTGCTAACGGCTCGATTCCGGGCGGTTATACTGTCAACCATTATCTGACAGACACAAACGCGTGGTTCCTGATGACTGATGTACCTAACGGTCTGAAGCACTTTACACGGGCAGCTATGGCTACCTCTATGGATGGTGACTTTGACACAGGTAACAGCCGGTATAAGGCGCGCGAGCGTTATTCGTTCGGTGTATCTGATCCGCTGGGTATCTTCGGTTCCCCCGGAGCGTAAAACACGTTACTATCACGTAAAAGTAGGGGCAGCTTCGGTTGCCCCTTTCTTTTTGTTTAGTTTAGTGTAATATGCAGACATCCCTGACAAACACAGTGTGTGTTTGACTCTAGCCACGACAGGAGAATCATATGGCTAACACTACATTTTCCGGCCCAATTAGGGCAGGTAACATCCGAAATACAACTGGAACAACTGTAGGTACTGACATTGCTAACGTAGGTTACGTTGTAATGTGTCAGGACACTGTACAAAGTCTTGCAGGCGGTGCGCTTGCAGCGGTAGTGACAGACATTGTAATTCCAGCCAACTCTAAAATCGTAAACATCGTTGTTGATCTTGTGGCTGCGGCTAACACTACTACTAACATTAGTGTTGGTGAAGTAGGTGGTAACGCGAATACGTTTATCAACGCACTTGCATCAGGTACTACTGTCGGCATAAAAGCTCTTGGTATTACAGGTGGTGGAACCCTAGAGTGGGGTAATATCGGAACTTCTGATAAACGCCTGACAGTAACCTCCTCGGCGGCTACTAATGCGGGGTCTGTTCGTATTACAGTTATGTACGCACAAGCATTTAACACCGCAATTCAACCGTAAAGGGGTGTTAACATGGCTGGTAACTCAGTACGAGCATATAACGTTGCTACGGGTGATGCTGCGGCCATTGTTGGACCGCATCGCGCTCGTATCTTAGGAGTCTTGGTTAACGCTGCAGCCGCGTGTGCGTTTACGCTACGTAATGGCTCTGCTACAGGGGACATTCTCCTCGACCTTACACTCCCCGTGGGGTGGAATGACGTGTACATCCCTGCAGACGGCATACTAGCCGCTAACGGTTGTTTTGTAGCAGCGTTAACTGGAACGGGTAACAAGATAACTATCATATTGGAGTAGTCTTGTGCGTGTATATTATAAAAAAGGCGGGGGCGTAAAGTCCCCCGCTTGGACTCGTAAGGAAGGAAAAAGTGAGTCTGGTGGACTCAATGCAAAAGGTGTTGCCAGCTACAGAAAAGCTAATCCCGGCAGTAAGTTAAAGACTGCGGTTACTACAAAACCTAGTAAACTTAAAAAGGGGTCCAAGGCCGCAAATCGGCGTAAGTCGTTTTGCGCTCGTATGAAAGGCATGAAAAAGCGCAATACAAGCTCTAAGACGGCTAACGATCCTAACAGCCGTATTAATAAGAGCTTACGTAAATGGAATTGCTAGCATGCCGTATCTGACTAGCAGCATACCGTATTTTAAGGCATGGGTGCGTAGAGAGTACACTAAAAATCTTGAAGATTATCACGGTGAGTTTCTGCATGCGATGGTNGTAGGNGTTACTACAATGCCTAACCGTACTCTTAGCTTTCAAATAATATTTACGGGGTGCGAGTCCGACGATAGTGATGACGAGAACATACACGGTGGAGCAATGTGGGCTAGGATGCCCTTAACGGCTCTTGTAGCTGATGTACCACTTGAGGAGTGGCCCACAGCGTTACCTCCGTATCTTGCACAGCCTTGGGATTGCATGTCTCATTATCATTCTGTGTACAAGCTAGAACGGGCCTCTCCCGCTCCTTGGATAGCTAAAGTAGACGGCGAGTTTTATCCTGCCAAGTATATATTTACGGTAGATTACACTGATAGCGAAGTAGCTGACGACCCTGCACAACACAAACAAAGTCACGTGCTTGAATTGCTAGATGCAGGTGAGTATACAGGTAATATAGTAGCACTACCAAACAATCGGGTGCGTGTAACACACCCTGCGTGGTTTGAAACAGGACATGGCGCTCCTGATTTTAAACCAAATCAACATACGTATAATTCAAAAGAAGATGTAGGNTACGTCTGGGATACAGAACGCGTATTCAACAACTTGTACAAGGACTGACATTATGAATATGAAGAAAAAAGGTTACGCTAAGGGTAAGAAAGTAATGAAGAAAAAAGGTTACGCTAAAGGCAAAAAAGTTACACAGGAGGGTATTGACTCTGCTGCTAGGGCTGAAGCTGGGGATGTTATGGAAGGTCAACGCATCTCTCCAAAAATGCCCGGAGTAGCAACGTCGCTGCGTCCGAAGTTGCGGCCTAAGTCTGCAGAAAACAAATCTCAAATGCGTAAAGTAAAACCAAAAATGCGCCCTGAAGGTATGAAAGCTGGCGGTATGACCGGAGGCATGAAGAAAAAAGGCTATGCTAACGGTGGTATGACCAAGAAGATGAAAGCCGGTGGCGGCGTCAAAAAGATGATGGGCGGCGGTATGACCGGAGGTATGAAGAAAAAAGGTTATTCTGTTGGCGGTAAGGTGCGTGGTGCAGGCATCGCACGTAAGGGTGTACGTAAAGCTAGAATGGTGTAAATATGCGTAGGTATTACAAATCTGGTGGTAAAATATGCGCTAAAGGTAAATCTTGGGCCAAACGAACCTTTGATACCTACCCATCTGCGTACGCTAATATGGCGGCTTCTAAGTATTGCAAAGACCCAAACTACGCAAAGGGTAGTAAAGGTAAGAAGAAAAAGAAAGCGGCGTAATGGGCGACCTAAAAAAGTGGCGGGACCAAGATTGGGTTAGGGTTGGTACTGACGGTAATATCAAAGGTAAATGTGGTACTTCTAAAGACAAGAAGAACCCCGACCGTTGTCTACCGCGTAGTAAAGCCAATAGTTTAAGTAAAGGCCAACGTGCCGCCACGGCCAAAAAGAAGAAACGTGCAGGAGCTAAAGGTAAAACTGTAGTAAAAAATACTAAACCTGCTACTGTAAAGCTGTTTGGTGGGGGTTTAGCCAGACGCAAACGTGACATAGCGCGGGGCTGTGGCGCAGTAATGGAAGATAGACGCAAACAAACGTTATTTACGTGAAGGACTAAGCCATGACAACATCTGGCACCACAACGTTCGACATGGACTTTACTGAGATTGCTGAAGAGGCATGGGAACGTGCGGGGCGCGAGCTTCGTAGTGGGTATGACTTACGCACAGCGCGGCGGTCTATGAACTTGATGACGATTGAGTGGCAAAACCGAGGAATAAATATGTGGACGATAGAAAATAAGTCTATCGACCTACAAACTGGTGTGGCTGAGTACACATTACCAGCGGATACTATTGATTTGCTAGAACAACAAATACGTACTAACGATACTAATGTTAGCACACAATCGGACCTTACCATAAACAGAATATCTGTATCCACGTATTCGTCTATACCTAACAAGTTAACACAAGGACGACCTATTCAAATATTTGTTGAGCGGTTACAACCTGCCCCAAAGGTAATTGTGTGGCCTGTTCCTGACAGCAACAATTACAAACTAAATTATTGGCGTATGCGTCGTATTGAAGACGCAGGCAGTGGCGTACAGACTGCTGATATTAGTTTCAGGTTTCTCCCCTGCCTTGTTGCAGGGTTGGCCTACCACATCGCCGCAAAAGTTCCTGAACTTGTAGATCGTGTACAAATGTTAAAGGCCATGTATGACGAACAGTTTGAGATGGCGGCTAGCGAAGATCGCGAAAAAACACCTGCACGGTTTGTGCCTAGAATATCAGGGGTGCGATAATGGGTAATAGGTTTGCCGCTGGAAAACGTGCGCTTGGTATATGCGATGTGTGTGGGTTTCANTACAAATTACGTGAACTAAAAGACTTGTTTGTCAAAGGTACAAACTCGCATGTAAAGGCTTGTCCTACTTGTTGGAACCCTAGTCACCCNCAACTTAGGNTAGGGGAGCTTCCTATAAACGATCCGCAAGCATTGCGTAATCCTCGTCCTGACCAAGGAGTTGCAGACAGTAGAAACTTTCAGGGTGGGTGGAATCCTGTAGGACTTGTTGATCCTTTCAATTTAATGCCAAATAGGTTAGTTGGTAGTGGAATGGTTGGAACTGTAACTGTAG